TAATTCTAAGGCAATTGTGAAGGAAGCTGTAGAAAACTTTGAGTTCGATCTTAATCGTACAGAAATCTTGGGTATGATGCGGGATGATGGCTTTGGTGAATTAAACTGGGAAGATCTACGCACCAACTTAAACCGAATTGTAAGCGAGAAAGGCTCCGTCAAGAGCTAAAAAGTAGCGTCTTTTGACTTGACATTTGGCCAAGAAGAGTTATAATTAATATAAGCGAGGGCTTTGATGATAACAAATGATGCAAGTTTTGGAAGGTATGGTAAATCCTTCCAAGAAGGACTTGTTCAACTAATTTATGAAGATCGGCCCTTTGCTGATCAAATCACAGAGGTTTTAAATCAATCGTTTTTAGAATTGGAGTATTTGCGTATATTCCTGCAAAAGATTGTCGACTATCGGGCCCGCTATGGTAGACATCCCTCTATTCAGGCTATTACAATAATCTTAAAGACAGAGTTGGATAATGAAGACGAGGTTATTCAAAGACAGGTCCGTGAATATTTTTTGCGTATTCATAATCATGAACTTTCCGATGCAGAGTATATCAAAGAAACAGCGCTTGATTTTTGTCGTAAGCAAAATCTTAAAGAAGCTATGTTGAAATCTGTTGAGCTTCTACAAAATTGTTCGTTTGATGAAATCTCGACAGTTATCAACGAAGCATTAAAACTCGGCTCTGAAAACAATTTTGGTTATGATTATATGGCTGATTTTGAAGCACGCTTTGTTCCTCGCTATCGAGTGCCTTGCACAACTGGGTGGACCGAGATTGACAAATTGTGTGGGGGTGGTTTGGGTAAAAGTGAGTTGGGTGTTGTGATCGCTCCCACTGGCGCTGGCAAGAGTATGGCGTTGGTTCATTTGGGTACACAAGCCATCAAAGAAGGTAAAACAGTAGTTCATTATACTCTGGAACTCCAAGATAGAATTATTGCGACTCGCTATGACAGTTGTATTACAGGTTACCCTTTGTCAGATATTATCAATTTTAAAGATGAAGTTTACGATGAAATTAAAGATCTTGATGGAACACTGATTGTCAAGGAGTATGCTACCAAATCTGCTTCTACCAACACAATCAAAACACATCTATCAAAACTTATAAAACGAGGTGTAATACCAGGAATGATCATTGTTGATTATGCTGATCTTTTAAAACCTGTTGTAGTAAGAAAAGAGAAAAGAAATGAGCTAGAATCTATTTATGAAGAGCTGAGAGCAATTTCAACTGACTTTCAGTGTCCTGTTTGGACCGCCTCTCAAACCAACAGATCGGGGCTGAATGCAGAAGTTATAACAATGGAACAAATCTCCGAGGCATTTAATAAGTGCTTTGTGGCAGATTTCATATTCTCTATCTCTCGAACTATTCAAGATAAACAAAACAATCAAGGTAAAATGTTTATTGCAAAAAATAGAAACGGACCCGATGGAATGGTGTATAATATATTTATGGACACTTCCAATGTGAATATCAAAATAATGCCACCACAATCCAGCAACATGGTTAATGGTGCCCAAGTAACAACAACGCCTGCACCCCTAGGTCCTCGGATGCAGCAACAATTATTGCGCGCCAAATATACAAAATTAAAAGGAAAAGACAAATAATGAGAACACTAGAAAATATCCGTCGGTTTAGATTATCAGACACGTTTATCGAGCCCTATAAGACAGCAGAGGTACCTTGGGGGCCGCTAGGATATGTGACGTTTAAACGCACATACTCTCGCCGTTTGAGCGAGTTCGATCCACATGCCACTGGAACAGAAGAGTGGTGGCAAACATGCCGTCGTGTTATCGAGGGCATGTTCAATATGCAGAAGCAGCACGTCTTTATGCTTGGCTTGGAGTGGATTGATACAAAAGCACAGGCAACCGCAAAAGATGCATACGATCGTTTGTTCAATCTTAAATGGACTCCTCCTGGTCGTGGCCTGTGGATGATGGGCACCAAATTTGTAGAAGATCGTACCGCTGCTGGTCTCTTTAATTGCGCTTTTCGTTCGACACGCGACCTTCGCATAAAAGGTGGTTATCTTTTTGCGTGGATGATGGATGCGCTGATGCTTGGCATCGGCGTTGGTTTTGACACAGAGGGAGCCAACAGCTTTACTATCAGTGAGCCTGATTTTACTAACGATACACACATCATTGATGATTCCCGTGAAGGTTGGGTGAATTCGGTTCACATGCTGTTGGATGGTTTCTTTTTTGGCTCTAGGGTACCGAAATTCGATTACACGGCGATTCGCCCCGAGGGCGCTCCTATTGCCGGTTTTGGAGGGACTTCTAGTGGCTATGTTCCCCTTAAAGAACTTCACAATAATTTAATTGAAATGTATTCTGCTAAGATTGGCGATCCTATTTCTTCAATTGATATTGTAGACACAGAAAATCTTATTGGACGCTGCGTGGTAGCCGGGAATGTTCGGCGGTCTGCTGCGTTGGCTATGGGCGCCTATGATGATCGTTTATATTTAGAAATGAAGAATGATAAAGAAAAGCTTTATCATCATCGCTGGGGCTCTAACAATTCCTTTAATGCTGTGGTGGGCATGGATTATACATGGCACGCAGAGCAGTCACAAAAGAATGGTGAACCTGGCTACATTTGGTTGGACAATGCTCGTACACGGGGCAGATTCAAGGATCCCCCTCGCTATGACGACGTAAATGTTGCAGGATTTAATCCTTGCGTGGAACAGCAGCTAGAAGACGCGGAGCTTTGTTGCTTAGTAGAAACATTCCCCGCAAAGCATGACGATTACGAAGACTATCTAAAGACATTAAAGATCGCATATCTTTATGGAAAGACTATTACGCTATCCAATACACACTGGCCTGAGACAAACGCCAAGATGCTTAAGAACCGACGCATCGGGCTTTCTCAATCAGGGGTGATTCAGGCGTTTAATAAGTTTGGCCGTCGTACAATTTTAAATTGGTGCGATGAGGCATACGCTCATGTTCAAAAACTTGATGACGAATATTCAAATTGGCTTTGTATTCCAAAGTCTGTGCGTATGACTTCGATTAAGCCTTCTGGAACTGTGTCTTTGCTTAATGGCTCAACGCCGGGGATTCATTTTCCCGAAGATGAGTATTATATTAGACGAATTAGGTTCTCAAAAGATTCACAATTAGTTGAACCTTTACAAGCAGCAGGCTATAAAATCGAGGATGATGAATATTCCCCTAATACAATTTGTGTAGAATTCCCCGTTCAGGAGCCCTATTTTCAAAAGGGCAAGAAGGAGGCTACTATTTGGGAGCAGCTTGAGATCGCCGCTCAGTATCAACATTATTGGGCCGATAATTCTGTATCCATTACTGTAACTTTTAAGGAGGAGGAAGGCGGACAACTTAAAAGCGCGCTAGAGATGTACGAAAGTCGATTAAAGGCCGTTTCTTTCCTACGCTATCAGTTGACGGGATATAAACAGCCGCCCTATGAGCCAATTACTAAAGAAGAATACGAAGAACTAATTAAGAATATTACACCAATTCAAAGATTTGAAGTTGAAGAGCAGGGCTCCGGCACTAAATTCTGCGATGGTGATAGTTGCGAAATTCAATTCGACCAATAGAGAGGCTATAATGCACTTCAACCATCTTCTCGAAAAACGAGATTTGCGCCGTATTTGTAAAAACGGTATGAAAAATTGTTATCTACTTCCGGTGGGCAATGTTACCGCAACAGCGGGAAACAATGTATCTTTGACTGTAGAGTGTAAAACCTGCAATAGGCGCGAAGATATATTCTTAACGGAAAAACAATACAAAACACAAGAAAAACTAATAATGAAAGAGGTAGAACATGTTTAAGCCTGTCAATAGATATATTCAAGTTAATTTAACATCCGAAGAAGAAGATGTTGCCCCAGGCACAATTCTTTTGCCTGACGACTATCAGCCGGAGAATCCCCGCTTTCAAACTGGCAAAGTTGTAAATTGGTCAGAAGACGTAAGATTTGCTGGGATGCTATCCACTGGTTGTCAAATTGTCTTTGATTCTAAAATGTTAGAAGAAATAAATGTGGAAAACATAAGAATTTCAGTTGTTCTCGATAATTACGTCATAGGGCTATTACCCTAAAAAAGGGGATTTTTTGTATGACTATCGATAAAAACTTCTATAATCAAGCGTCTGCTGCCAAATTGGGCTGGGATCCAACTTGGTTTGGTGTCAAACATTTTGATGAAAGTTTGGTTCGCGCCGTGAAGAAGTGGCAACGCGACCACGGATTGAGCGCAGACGGATTGTGCGGCCCCGGCACATTTCGGCGCGTTTGGACTGCGAGACAAGTTGATATCGATGACTATAAGCCACAAAATCTTGAATATTCTAACTTTATTGTATATCAAGGCAATTTTCACTCTATTAAGTGGGACAAGGTTGTATTATGGTCAGAGCACGGCGGTTTAAAAGCAAATCCTGGCACCTACTATGATTATTCGGGAAGACCAAAAAGAAATATCAGGCTCTTTGTAAATCACTGGGATGTATGTTTAAGTTCTACATTCTGTTCTAAGATACTAAACAAACGTGGGATTTCTGTTCATTTTTTAATTGACAACGATGGAACCATTTATCAGACTCTTGATATGCAACATGGAGCGTGGCACGCAGGACACGAACGCGGTAACCGAGCATCGGTGGGTGTGGAGATAACCAATGCCTACTATCCTAAATATCAGGATTGGTATGTCCGCAACGGCCACGGCCAGCGTCCTCTTGTGGAAAACGCTTGGGTTCATGGTGAAGAGCTAGATCCATTCTTGGGTTTTTATCCGGTCCAAATAGAGGCCCTAAAAGCACTTTGGCAAGCCATTCACGAAAGCGCCGGCGTAGAATTACAAACCCCACTGAATCAGTTTGACAAAACATCTACCAAATATTATCAAGATGCTTTGTATGGTAATTTTAGTGGTTTTGTGAGTCACTATCACATTAGTAAAAGAAAAATCGATTGTGCCGGTCTAGATATTAAAACTTTGCTTGAAGAATTTGACTGCGAAGAATAAGTAAGCTATAATAAGATAAACCGGGAGGTAGAGTGTCTGAATATACGAAGTGTATATGTTTGTATGATGATAATATTGGGAAAGTTGAATATGTGTCCCACATGGGTAACGACTTAACCGTTGTTAATAGCGCAAGAGTATCTTTTGGTAAGGAAAAAGAAGAAATAGATGACCGGGATAGAAAACTTATTAGTTACCTTATACGCCACAGACATACTTCTACACTGGAGCACAATCTTGTCACCTTTCGTTTTACGGTGCCTTTATTTGTGCGTAGCCAGCACCATCGTCATCGCACTTGGTCTTACAATGAAATCTCACGGCGGTATACGGAAGTCGATATCCAGTTTTATGAACCCCAGAGCTTTAGAACCCAGCACAAATCCAACAGACAAGCCTCAAATGCCGAAGAATTAATTGATCCGTTGGTGTGGCGCGATTTGTGTTGTCAGCCGGCCTCAAAGGCAATTCAAGAACATCACGCCGCAAGTCTTAAGTTTTTCAATACTATGGTGGATGCGGGCGTTTGTCGTGAACAAGCACGCGGAGTTCTGCCACAGAATATGTATACGCAATATTACGGCACAGTAAACTTGAATAACTTATTGAAGTTTATTGACCTTCGCACACATGAGGGCGCCCAGTGGGAAATCCAAAAGATGGCTGTGGCTTGCCTGGAAATTGCGACTGATCTGTGGCCCGAGACGGTGGGTGCTTATCGGAAGACTAGAGGATTGCAAGATAACACTTAAATGCGACGAGATAGTGATAGGAAGTTCATTAGAAGCAGTAATATTCGCTTTTAATGAACAGTTACCCATTTTCTATAGTAAGAGCGCCAAACCATTTAGGTTTGATTATTTGTCACCGGATCTAGATTTATCTTATTTAAAGTTCGAAGATTCCAAGACAAGTCTAAAGACGATAGATGGAGAGAGAACTGTTGGCTTAGCCAAGACTTCGTTGTGGGAAAGACTTGTTTTTATAATGTCGTTAAATGGACAAATGCCGCTGTCAAATCTGTGTACGTCTATTCGTTTTGATGGGGAAAACTTTATCTTTTCCGATGAGTATGCTAAACTTATCGATGTTGAATTTAATAAGTGCTATTATTTTGGGGATGACGCCTGCGTTGATTTTTTTTCAGATGTTGACACTAGCAATTTTGTATGTTATGATTGGATTGCGTTTAATCGTGGTGGCAAACACGAAATCGATTACATAAAGACCAACGATGACTTTGTTAGTGAGATTTGGTTTTACTCTTCCGACAGGATCGACGGAAAGACAGAAGTGAAAGATGCGTGTGCGGTCTCCTACTTACTTAAGGAACAAGTAACAGACTTCAATTACTCCGAGACGATGGCTCGTTTTAAACTTGTTCACGAAATGGAAAGTCGCGGGATGAAAGGCAAATTTAATGGATATGGACCAAATGGAAGACCAAAACATTATAGATTTAGAACATCATGTATCAGCCGGCGAGTGGAGCGCTCGCCTCAAAAGGATCAAGTCCAAGCGGAAAAGGTCGAAAATCCAAAGATATCTGAGAAAGATTTACTTGAAGTATTACCGGTATGTTCTGAAAAATATGCCAAGATATTAAAATATTTATAATGCACTTAGCTGGCATCATACCTGTATCTCAATTACAGACCGATTACAAAGCAGCCACACCTGATGTTTTAACATTATTAGCGCCAGATTACACTGCCATTCAAAACGCTGTCATGGCCTGCGCTATGGCCGGATGTAAGACGATTTGGATTGTGGCTAATAATGATTTGGCCCCAATCATACGCAAAACAGTCGGAGAATGGGTGCATGATCCTGTTTATTACCAACGAGAATTTACCAAATTTTATTCGAATGTACGCAAAGAAGTGCCTATTTATTACACTCCCGTTCATCCTAAGGATTTAGACAGACGAAATTCGTATGGCTGGTCTATTTTGCACGGGATATATTCATCTTGGTTTGTATCTTACAAAATTTCAAGATGGATATTGCCTCAAAAGTATTTTATTGCCTTTCCAATGTCGGTTTACGACTTTTATTCCTTAAGAGAGATGAGACCCCAGATACAAGATGTTAATAAAAACTTTTTACTTTCTTACGAGAATAAAACAATAAAAGACAACATACCATTAAGCTTTACAATGAAAGGAGAAGATTACTTAAAATGTCGAAGACACGTAAACAAGATAACCACAAGGGAGTATTTACCCCCTTTACCCGGCCAATTACCGAGCGAGAAGAGACCTCTCAACGAGAGATGGTCAGCCAGATTCTTCGACCTACAGACCGTGTTCGAAAAATTGAACACAAAGAATGGTCTAACACATGAACTAGATTGGTTCCATGATATAAGAGAATGGAATCAATATTGCGATTACATTTCATCGGACCATAAGTTGGCCGCGCCTTATAAAGAGATCTATAGGGCAAGATTTTATGATCTAACACCAAAAGGTGAAGAAGATCGATAAAAGGGCTTGCTTTTCTAAAGCACTTGTGCTATATTATATACTATAGGAGGATGAATGACACGCAAAACGTCGGATATTAAATTTGTTGGGTTGCACGCACATAGCGTTGCGGGCTCGATATTTGATGCCATTGGGTATCCGCAGGACCATATGGAGTTCTGTTATGAAAATGGCGGTGAAGCCCTGGCGCTAACCGATCACGGGAACATGAATGGGTTAGCCTATCAGGTACTTCACGCTAGAAAGATGAAGGCCGAGGGTAAAGAATTTAAGCCCATCTTTGGCTGTGAGGCATATTTCTTGCCATCTTTGGATGAGTGGCGCACTGAATATAATAGGGCGATGGAAGACAAGAAACGCGCAAGAGCCTTAAAGAAGAACAAGGCATCTGGTGCCACTGTCGAAGATGAAGGCGATAGCAAGAAACTCCAAGGCATCCTACGGCGCCGCAGGCATCTGGTGTTACTCGCCCAGAATCAAACTGGCCTTAGCAACTTATTCAAGCTAGTGTCCGAGTCTTATCAGCCAGATAACTTTTATCGTTATCCTCGCATGGATTACGCTCTTTTGAAGAAGTATAACGAGGGTATTATTGCCGCTAGTGCATGTTTGGGCGGCGTCTATGCCGGTTGTTATTGGGAGAACCGCGATGACGGCGACGAAGCGGTCCTTGAGGCTATGCGCGAAACGACGCGCCAGATGGTGGATATCTTTGGCGACCGGTGGTATGCCGAGATTCAATGGAATAACGTGCCAGAGCAGCACGCATTGAATCAATATATTATCCAGGTAGCCAAGGAGTTCGGGCTGAAGTTGATTACAACCGCAGACTCTCACTACCCGTCACCGACAGCGTGGCGTGACCGCGAACTGTATACGCGGCTTGG